CCTTGAGTATGTCCATAGAGGACTTGCATCTCGTTCATTCAAAAGAACATTCACACTTGCAGACGATATAATCGTTAAAGGTGCAGATATGAAGAATGGTATTTTGAGTGTATCTTTGGAAAGGATTGTACCCGAAGAAGATAAACCCCAAGAAATCAAAATTTCTTAAAAAACCCCTATTCAGACATGCTTCATTGTTGTATAATAGAAGCATGTCTGAACTCTATGAAATAATTAAACAAAGTGCAAATCACGATGGCTTACCTATTATTACAGGTAAACAGTTTGAAGACCTTACTGAAAAATATGGTCGGGAAGAATTCCGTGAACAAGTTGCAAAATACATTGAACAGGAAAGACCACCTTTCCCATTAAAACCCATTTCCTATGGTAAGATGAAAGATACTTTCATTAGACTTCTAGAGGACGATGTGTGGAGATTCGTAAAACCTAACGAACAGTTAGAACAGGAAGTCGTAGAAAAATACGATAATTACAAATACCCATACTCAGAATTTGGATTAGGAATGGTCAATGCACCCCCTTCATTTAATGATGCAAGTGATTACTTTATGCAAGACTTAAGATTGTCTTGTGATTCATATGGTCATAAAGCACCATTGAATGCATTCCGAGATTCAAATGCAAAACAATTGAAATCGGCTCTTGGTGCAATATGGAGAGGTGTCAATGACATTACTAAAGAAATATCTACAGACGTAGATGGTAATGAAGTTATAAAACTTGTCGGTGGTAAACTAGATGAAGATGCATATAGAACTGCATTCAGACTTGGTGCCTATATTGCAACACAGTTCAAACCAGTAGTTGCAAAATGTTTCTATGAAATGACTGATGCAAAAACTGTATTAGATACTTCATGTGGATGGGGAGATAGACTTTGTGGTTTCTATGCAAGTAAGAGAACAACTCATTACATAGGTACAGACCCAAATCCGAACACATTTGTAAACTATAAGAAACAATGTATATCTTATGAAACAATTCTTACAGGTAATGCACCAGTAATTACTGAATCAGAAAACTACTTTAAATCTGTTGGTTCAAAGATTGTTGAAATACATAGATGTGGTGCAGAAGATTTAGACTATGATTCACTACCACCAATTGACTGTGCATTCACTTCACCACCTTATTTCTCGACAGAGATATATAACAAGGGTGGAGAACACGAGGAAGACCAATCATGGTTCAAGTTCAATGAGTATGAGAAGTGGAGAGATGATTTCTTCCTTCCAGTAAGTCAGAAGACTTTTGATTCATTATCTGATACAGGTCATATGTTATTAAACATTATGAACCCAACAATTAAAGGTAAAACATACCCTTCATGTGATGAAGTGTGTGACTTACTAAGACCCCATTTTAAAGGTCAACTGGGAATGAGAATTATGCAAAGACCACAATCATCTACTAAGTTTCTAGACAAGTGGACAGACGTAAAAGGTGATAGTGATGACAATCAAGTGTCAGACAAGGAAGGTATTGATAGAACAGCTATGCAGGATTTCATGAAGAAGTATTACATGGAAAATGTTTGGTACTTTGCAAAAGAAGACAAAGACCTATTCTTAAAAGTAAGACAAGGACAACTAGATGAGTTTTTCGTATGACAGAATTATTTGAGAACAAAGTGTACAGAGTAGTTGAGAATCCTCATGATGAAAATGCAGGGATTGAGTTAACTGGTGGAGAATGGGACGGACTGGTTTATCAATATGGAAAGGTTCAATTCAAAGATGGTACACCCGAAATTAATTTCAAAAGAACCATAAGAAGATTCCCAAAAGGGATGGAGAACAGTGAAATCAACTTTGAAGAATTACTAAATAACAGTGAGTTAAATACATTAATGGGTGACATTCTAGTAGAAGTCATGCAAGAACAAATAAGGAAAGAGAATGAACAAAGAGATACTTAAAGAACAAATCAAACGTCACGAAGGTGAAGTACTAGAAGTCTATGCAGATTCACTAGGATACTTAACACTAGGTGTTGGACATCTTATCAAAGAAGGTGATGCAGAACACGGACAACCCGCTGGAACTCCAGTGAGTCAAGAAACTGTAGATGCATACTATGAAGATGACTTCGACAAACATGTCGATGAAGCAATTCATGTATTCGAATCTAAAGGTGGAGAGAATTTCTATGACCTTCCCGAAGACATTCAACACGTTCTAGTCAACATGACATTCAACTTAGGTGGAGGTCGTTTCGGTAAATTTAACAACATGTGGAAAGGTGTTGTATCTGCAGACTGGGAAAAGGTTGCAGTAGAAATGGAAGACTCTAAGTGGTTCGGACAAGTTGGTAGACGTTCAGTAGAACTACAAGAACAGGTTCGTGCTTGTGTTTAAAACTACAGAGATTAAAGCATTAAAACTTCTCGGTGGTGAAATCATCATTGGGAAGGTAACCAAATCATCTCTACACAATAAAGTATTGATTGAAGAAGCACAACAGTGCATCGTATCAGTAGAGAATGGTCAGATGGAAGTTAATCTTGCACAATGGTTACCGTTTGCAAGAGAGTTCACTTTCACAATACCGAAATCACAAATCTTAACCGAGTTTAAAGTTAGACCAAATCTAGAAACAAACTATAAGATTGCAACAGGTAATAAGTAATGGGAACATATGTAGTAACAACCACTGATATGGAAGCCATGAATTCCTTAGCAAGACAAGTGGATGATAATTTTGTAGATTTCACTGCAGAATATTCAGAAGATGCAGCTATATTATTAGAAAATGCTAAAGATTACTATAATGCTTATGAAGCATGTATTAGTAATTGTTCTGCAGAAGGTCATGATGTGACTAGTCATCAAGCAAACCTAACTACTATAGAGAATTGGATAACAGGAACTTTAGGTGGTTCGGTCGACACGATTCACACTTCAGTGGAGATAACCAACCCAGCACCAACAGCATAAAGGATTATATTATGGCAGACTTATTAAGAGCATTAGTAAAGAAATACGAAGGTGATATCGCAGTACACACTGCAAACATCTCAGTATACCAATCAAACCCAGCAGGTATCGGAGAACATTCAGACTTAGTTCAGACTATAGATTTGGAAGTTGGAAAACTTGCAGATGCAAAAGACAAACTGAACGCAGTAAAAGAATTACTACATCCCCAAAGAAAAACACTTGTAGAATAGACATCTTTCTGTTATAATAACAGTATGGACTTCTATACAAACGTAACTCGTACACGAGACAAAATCCTTGTCAAAGGATATCAAGCAGGTAAACAGGTCAAGATGTCTGTTGCCTACCGACCAAATCACTATGTCCCTTCAAAGAAAGGTGACACTCCTTATCGTTCATTAGATGGTAAGGCACTTGAGGTTGTCAATCTTGACACCATGGGTGGTGCAAGAAAATTCAGAGAATCATATCAAGGGACTCAAGGTTTTGAGATTCATGGATATGACAAATATGTTTACACATACATTGCAGATAAATTTCAAGGTGAGGTCAAGTACGACCCTAAACTTATTAAGATTGCTACACTTGACATTGAGTGTGAGTCAGAGAATGGTTTTCCCGAACCTACACTTGCAGAAGAGAAAGTAAATGCAATCACAATCAAACCATTCAGACATAATGCACATACTTTTGGTATCGGCCCTTGGGATGAATGTCCTAAGAATGTCAAGTATTATGAATGTGTTGATGAAGCACAACTTCTAACCGAGTTCATTAAGTACTGGAGAAAGGAATCCTTTGATATAATTACAGGATGGAACGTAGATACATTCGATATCACTTACCTATGTAATCGTATTGATAGATTGTTTGGTGAAGACCAACATAAGAAACTATCTCCTTGGAACATGTCGGATGTCAGAGACTATATGTCTAACTTCGGTCAAAAGCAAATGAAGTTTACATTGCATGGATTGAATGTACTTGACTACATGGAACTATACAAGAAACATACATTCGTAAATCAAGAATCATATTCTCTTAATCACATTTCACATATTGAATTAGATAAAGCAAAGATTGATTACTCAGACTATGGTTCACTTCATACACTTTACAAAGAAAACTATCCACTATTCTTAGAATACAATGTCAAGGATGTTACACTTGTAGAAGACCTCGAAGATAAACTTGGTTTACTAGAACTAACAATGACCATGGCTTACAATGCAAAGTGCAACTTTGCAGATACCTTTGGTATGGTTAAGTACTGGGAAACGATCATCTACAACTTCCTTAAGGAACAGGGCATACAAACACCCCCTCAGAAGTTGGACAGAAGTAAACAACATCAAATCGTTGGTGCATATGTTAAAGAACCTCTTGTAGGAAAACATGATTGGGTCATGTCATTTGACTTGAACTCACTCTATCCACATATTATTATGCAACACAACATCTCACCCGAGAAGATGGTTAAGGGTGGTGCAAGAATGGATGTTAATGTTCAATCTATGTTAGATGGTAATGTAGACCTTTCAGCACTTAAACAAACAAATAGAACTGTTACACCTAACGGAGTAATGTTCACAAGAGATAAACAAGGATTCCTTCCCGAACTCATGGAGACTTTCTATGAGGAACGTAAAGAGTGGAAGAAGAAGATGATTCAATATCAGATCGAAAAGGAATCATGTAAAGACAAAGTTAGACAGAGAGAACTTGATACACTTATCAAACGTGCATATAACAATCAACAGGTTCGTAAGATTGCACTTAACTCTGCTTATGGGGCTCTTG